GCACATTTATGGATGTCGCTCGAGCTGTCGAGTTCCCTCTCCTATCTTCATTGTCAACTTGCCTTACCCATCGAGGACCAATTACAGGTCTCTCAATTGGGAAAGTGTCTTTCATCCCTGAAAAGGGCGGGAAGACGCGATTAATCGCAATTGTGGACTTTTGGTCCCAACAATTGTTAAAAGGCTTTCATATTAGCCTTATCGACTATATCGCACGACAGTATCGAGTGACAGACTCTACCTTTAACCAGGATCATGGCTTTAAAAGGGCCATGTCCGAGTCAAAGGGTTTAAAAGTCTATTCATTCGATCTGAAATCAGCAACCGACCGGTTCCCATATATCCTCCAACAAACGGTGTTACACCATCTGTGGGGGGATATCGGGATTAAAGTCGGGAAGCTGTTAGTTGACCGTGAGTTTAGAGTAAAGGGAGTCGATAATCCAGTAAAATGGGTTAGAGGTCAGCCATTAGGAAGTTATTCTTCATGGCCCCTTTTCACGCTTAGTCACCACCTATTTGTAGGTCTTTCTGCTAGTCTTGTTGGAATACAGGACTTTAAGCAGTACCAACTTTTAGGTGACGATATCATAATCTGGAATGAGGATGTTGCTACATCCTACAAGTCTCTCATGGACGAAATCGACGTTTCAATTTCGATTGAGAAATCTGTAGTTTCGACTGATACCAGTAACGTTGTGGGAGAATTCGCAAAGCGATTCTTCCAGAACGGGACTGAAATCTCTCCACTCTCACCAACTATGCTTCTTACGGTTAGCGAGAGCCTCTATGAGGTTCCTAACCTAATACGCGAATTGGTGATGAAGTGGGAGGCGGTTGAGACCCCCTCTGAACTTTTAGCTTTAGAGGCCTTCCCTAAGAAAGGAAGGCAGATCTTATCGATCCTATTTGGATGTACACATCTTCTTAAGGGAGTTTATCCGTTAAGTTGGTGTGGATTCTCGTCCGAGATTGGGACCCTACTAAAAGGGCTAACCCGCTACTTGGACAAGATGCAAGCAAATACTCTCTTTCAAGGACTCCGTCCTGGTAAACCCCCTATTAAGGTGGATCAACTAGAGAAGGAGTTCAAGAAAGTTGGGTTAGTGGTTTCAGACTCACTACTGCAACCTGGTTACGATGGGGATGACCCTCACCCTATTGTTCTTGCACTTGGCCCTATGAAAGACCAAGTGCGACAACAATGGGCTCCTGGCGAATTCCAATTAGAAACAGTAAGTATATTCGCCTCCATGGCGACGAGAGCTGTTGTCGATCCCGGATTACCAAGGGCAATCCGTGAGCAACGCCACCTTCGTACCGAAGATCTATCATTATATTTCTACAATGACAAAACTAAGGTTCTTCCTAAACTAGCATTGGAATATTACTATAAGATCGCTAAGGGAACTGAAAAGCTCCCCACGATCGA